TGCTCCTGCGCGGTGAAATGGGCGTGGAAAGTGCGATCGGTCAGGGTGGCTTCATCTTCGTGGGCACCGACAACGCAGGCGAGGACGATCTCTGGCGCTTTTATAACGTCACCCGCGGGCGTGACTTCATCCACCTTATGCTGCTGCGCACCCTGCGGTTCTATCTTGGGCGGTTCAACATCACGGGCCAGACCATCCAGGCGATCCTGAACACGATGGAAACCGGCCTGCGCAATCTCAAGGCCGATGGCGATATCCTTGGCTTCGAGATGAAGTTCACGCGCGATCAGAACACGCCTGAGGAACTGCGTCAGGGCCGCTTCACGGTCAGCTTTGCTGCCGAGGAAGCACCGGTGCTGCGCTATCTCGGCATTCAGTCCGCGCGGTACCGCCCGGCGCTTGATGCGCTGCTTGATGATCTGCTGGCGCAGGTCGGCACGATCACCGGCTAATTACTGAACAAAAGGAGACGCTCTGATGAGCAACATTTACGTCATGGAGGCCGCAAACCTTTTTTGCGGCGACGAGGACCCGTCGGCCTCCAAGCACCTGACGCTGACCGAACTGCAATTGCCGAACCTGCAGGAGATGTTTCAGGACCATCATCCCGGTGGGTCGCGCGTTCAGGTCGAAGTTGCGCTTGGCATCGAAAAGCTTGAGGCCAACTTCAAGCTAGCGGGCTGGGACCCACAGGTTCTGGCGCAGTTTGGTCTAGGTGCCCGGGCGCGCAAGAAGTTCACCGCCTACGGCTCGGTGCGAGACAAGCGCAACGGCGTGGCCATTGAGGCCAAGGCGGTTTTTGAGGGTCGTCTTGGCACGGCCAATGCAGAGTCGTTCAAGCGCGGCGATCTGCAGAGTTTCGATTACGCGATTGGCGAAATCATGCACTATGAGCTCTATTTCGAGGGCAAGGAAGTCTACTACTGGGACTTTTTCACAACCGACTGGCGTGTCAACGGCGTGTCGGAAAACGCAGATGAGCGCGGCATCCTGCGCATCCCCAATGGTTTCTGAGGTGATCCATGTCTGACGCAGTAAAACAAAAAACCGTTTCCCTGTCCGTGCCGGTGACCTTTGAGGGCCGGGAAATCACCGAGATCCGCATTGCCAAGCCCAAGGTCAAGGACCTCAAGCGGATGAATGCGGCACTGGACGGCATCACCGATCGTCTGGATCAGGGCATTGTCATGGCTTCGGCACTGACGGGATACCCGATCGAGATGATCGAGGATCTGGACACTGATGACTTCACCGCGCTGTCGGAGGTGATTGCGGATTTTTTCCCCAAGGGCACGGCTTCGCCTCCTGGCGATCGGTCGTTGCCGAAACTGCCCACTGGCTGAACACGCCGCTCACGGCTTTTGAAGAGATGGAGTGGGCCGAGGTGGTGCTGTGGCACGCGGAGGCCCGACGTATGGCCGTTGCCAAGAGGATGAGGTGACCAGATGACACAGCTCACATCCCAACTGGTCATCGAACTGCTGGACCGAGTAACCAGCCCGGCGCGCCGGGCGGCGAATGCGCTGGCGGGCATCTCGAACACGGTCCGTGAGACCAATGGCCAGCCCATAACCTTCGGGGATCGCTTGAACGCGGCCATCACCCGCAACAACCGCGCCTTGGCTGACGCACGCGGCGGGCTGGTGGATGCGGTGGCCAGCTTTTACGCGCTGCGCAGCGCGATCGGCGCGCCGATCCAGGCCGCGTCGGATTTTGAAAGCGCCATGGCCGATGTGGCCAAGGTGGTGGACTTTCCGACACCAGACGCTTTCGCGCAGTTCCAGCAGGACCTCTTTGCGCTGTCGCGCGACATTCCCATCGCGGTGACAGGCCTTGCAGACATTGCCGCAGCAGCGGGACAGGCCGGAATTGCTGGTGAGGACCTGATCCGCTTCACGGATGCGGCCGCCCGGATTGGGGTGGCGTTTGATATCAGCGCCGAGCAGGCGGGTGGCTCGATGGCCAACCTGATGACCGCCCTCAACCTGACCATCGACGAGACGGTGTCGCTGGCCGATGCGATGAACCATCTGTCCAACAACCAGGCCTCGAGTGCGGCGGACATTCTGAACGTGGTCCAGCGTGTGGGCGCGCAGGCGACCATGTTTGGCTTTACCGCGGAGCAAACATCCGCCTTCGCCTCCGCGATGCTGGCAGCAGGCTCGACCAGCGAGGTTGCTGCGACGTCATTCCGAAACATGGGGGCCGCCCTTACAAAGGGCGAGGCAGCCACCGCCGGACAACGCCGGGCTCTACAGGCGCTTGGACTGGACGCGGAAGATACCGCGCGGTCCATGCAGGAGAACGCGGTTGAAACCACGATCGACGTGCTGCGCCGGATTGGCCAGTTGCCAGCCGAGCAGCGCGCGGCGATCTCGTCGCAGCTCTTTGGCAATGAGGCCCGTGCGCTTGGGCCGCTGCTGACCAATCTCGGGCTGGTCGAGGACACCCTTGGCATGGTGGGGGATCGCGCGACCTATGCGGGGTCCGCCTTTGCGGAGTTTGCAGCCCGCAACAACACGTTCCAAGCCAATATGCAGCGGTTCCAGAACGTTCTGACCGAGCTGCAGATCAATATCGGCAATGCGCTGATGCCCGCGATCACGCAGCTCGCCGAAGCCGTCACGCCGTTGATCACCCGTCTCGCCGACCTGGCGAATGCCTATCCGGAGGTGACGCTGCGCGTGGTGGGGGCGACTGCAGCGGTGATCGCCTTCAAAGGCGCCATGGCGGCGCTGCGCTTTGCCGGGCTTCTGGGACGCGGGGGTGTCTTGTCACTGATTGCGGCGGGCTACAACAGCATCGGCCGGGCGGCCATCGGGGCGCGCACGGCGGCAAGTTCGATGATCGGATTGCAATCTGCGCTGGCGGCCATGTCTGGCCAGCCCCTCGGGACGCTTGGTCGTTTGCGTGCCGGGCTCACCGGGATCGCGCTGGCGGTCCCGGGCGTCGCGGCCTTGTCATCGGGTATTGCGGCCATCGGCGGAGCCGTGGCCACGATCTCGGCACCTGTCTGGGGGACCTTTGCGCTGGTCGCCGCTGCTGTGGCGGCCGCCGGTTTGACAATTTACCGCTACTGGGACCGGATCAGCGCGATCTTCACCGGCGTGGGACAGGCGATCGGCGCAGCGCTGCAGCCGGGTCTCGATTGGGTTGGCGAAAAGCTCTCCTTCCTGACGCCGCTGGTCGATGGGTTCGGTGCAGCCTGGGATTGGGTACGGGACAAGCTGTCGGGTCTTGGCGAGTTGCTCTCGGGTCTGTTCACCCGCGAAACCTTGTCTGAGGAAGACGTCGCCCGGATCACCGAACGGGCGCGGGAAGTCACCGAAAACATCATCGGCTGGTTTGCTGGCTTGCCTGCCCGGATAGGCGAGGCGGCCAGCGCATTGGTCGCGGCGGGTCGCGGTCTGATCCAGTCCATCTGGGACGGGGCCCGTGAGCGGTTTGGGGAATTCATCGACTGGGTTGCGGGCATTCCGGGGCGTATCATCGACGCAATTGGCAGCATTGATCTGTCCAGCCTGATCAACTTTGGCGAGCCGCCGCGCTGGCTGCGCTGGATGATGGGCGATGAGGAGGTCACACCGCCAGAGATCCCGGCACTGCCGCGGCAGGCTGAATTTGATTTGTTGCCGACCGATCAAAGAGGGGCTGCAGAGACGCTGGCGGCGGCGCGCGCGGCCGGGGATCTGCCAACGCCGCAATATCTGCAGGACCTGTCAGACTACGCCGCACACCTGCGCGGTGAAATGGCCGGGGTTCAGGTACAGATCGACCAGATTGATCAGAACGGGCCGATGGGAGACAGCCTGGCAGCTCCCTTGCTGGCCAACCTTGGACGGTTGCAGGAAGAGCTGGTTGGGGTCGAAGCAGATCTCGATGCGGGTCGCCTGCGCGCGGATGAGGTGACAGAGGCACTACGCATTCTCGGGGAAACGGAGACCACGCCCGAGATCGACACTGCCTCCATCGACCGAGCACTCGACCGCGTACGCGCGCTCCGCGCTGAAATGGCTGCCGCTGAAGGTGGTGTGGTGGCATCTGTGCCGTCAGTGCCGCAAATTGACGGTGCCCGTGCAGGTGGTGGCCCGGTCAGCCGGGACGGCACCTATCTGGTGGGTGAGGAGGGGCCAGAGCTGGTCACGCCGTCCCGGTCGGGGTTCGTAAACACGTTCGGGGAAATTGCCACCGTGATGGCCGCCCTGCAGCGCTTGCCTGGCATCTTGCAAGTCGTAAACGGTGCCGGGCCAGACTTGATCAGTTCACAGCCGCGCGAGGCGGAACCTGAGGCAGTTAACGTGCCGCCGCTAAATAGCGCGTCAATGGTGGATATCAGCGTGCCTGCCGCAAGGGTTGAGGCCAGCGAGCCCATCGAGATACCATCACCGCAAGAGGCATCTGCTGATCCAGTGGACATCCCAACGCCGGAATTGGGCCCAGCACCACAAATCACCATGCCGACGCCAGACGTTCGAGCACCGGCCGACATTGTTGTTCCGACTGCGCAGGTTGCTCCACCGAGGGACGTCATAATTCCTGAGCCGAGGCTGACACCTCCGGCCCGGATCGATCTTCCACCGCCGGAATTGGGCTCGGCAACGCAGGTCACCGCACCGACGCCAGAGGTTGGGTCACCAGACGATGTCGTTGTGCCAGCACCAGAACTCACTGGCGCACCGACTGTGCAAATGCCGTCCCCACTCGTCAGCTCCCCCGAAGACGTCGCGGTCCCGGCGCCCGAACTGCACATCCAAGAGGCACTGGCACCTCCTGCATCAGAGGTCATTCAGCAAAAGCCGCATTTGCCTGCTTTGCAGGCGAATGCCGAAAAAGTCACTGATCAGGAGGACAGGTTGGATGCGCCTCAGCATGATGCCAGCGCAGAGCCGGGCGTATCCATGGAAGAGAGCAAGCCCAAACTGGTCAGTGCTCACTTTGAGGTCTCAATCAACGTCACCCCAACAATCCACACGACGGAGCGCGTCGATCCTGCGCAACTCTCCCGCGACATCGGTGAGCAGATGCGCAGCGAACTGCGCGAGGCTTTCCGAGGCGTCTTTGCAGATACAGGCATGAGGTTTGCATGATGCTGATGATGTTGGGGCCGGTGCAGTTCGAGGTGATCCCCTTCAATACGAACACTTATGGCCACGGCCATGAGGCGGGCTTTGCCGAAAAGCCCGTCCTCGGGACCCGCCCACCGCTGGAGTTCGTGGGCGAAGGCCCGGAAAGCTGGACCATCAAGGCCAAACTTTATCCGGAAAAGTTCGGTGGGCTGGGTCAGTTGCAGACGCTCTATCAGGCGCGGGCGTCGGGGCGGCCACAATACCTGATGCGCGGCGACGGCGCGGTGATGGGCTGGGTGGTTATTCTCGATGTGCAAGAACGCTCTACCTTTCTCGATCCGAAAGGCGTCGGAAAGGTCATTGACGTGGATATCAGCGTCAAACGCTGCGGCAGCCCATCCTCGGGCAGTTTCTTCTCGCTGCTGGCGGATATCTTCCTCTGGGCCACGCGGTGAGTGCCATGAGGACCTCCGTGACCAAACCAGTCACCGAAACCGTGACCATCGAGGGCGACGGGCTGACCGTCGCCCTGATCGTCTGGCGACGTTTCCACCGGCCCATGCCCAGTCTGGTGGAGCAGATTTACGACATGAATCCCGGGCTGGCCGATCTTGGCCAGACCCTGCCGGTCGGGACGCGCTTTGAGATGCCGATCCCGATCCCGCGTGCGCAGCAGGTGCTTGACCCAATCCGGCTTTGGTAAGGAGACACGCCCCATGTCAAAACGCGCTGTATTCAATGTGACGGTGGCGGGCAGCAATATCACCACGGTGCTTATGCCGGTGCTGATCGGCCTGCGGGTGTCGGACAAGGTGGGCACCCATACCGACAGCGCCGATCTGGAAATCGACGACACGGAAGCCCGGATCATCCTGCCGCAAAAGGGCGCCGATGTGGTAATAGCGCTTGGGTGGGAAAGTGCGGGTCTGCGGGTGGTGTTTCGCGGCACCGTCGATGAGGTGAAATCCTCGGGCAACCGGGGTATGGGGCGTCGGTTGATGATCGTGGCCAAAGGCATGGATACGACCGGTCCCGCCAAGGAAGGTCAGCAGCGCCACTGGGATAACCAGACCATCGAGACGATCCTGCGCGAGGCTGCAGGTCATGCGGGCATTGCAACTGTCGAGGTCGACCCAGATCTGCGCGGGTTGCGGCGGACTTATTTCGAGATGCGCGACGAAAGCTTCATCGCCATGGGCGAGCGGCTCGCGCGTGAGGTGGGCGGCAACTTCCGGATCGTCGGCAACACCGCAATCCTGTCCAAGCGCAACGGCACCTATCAAGCCTTCGTGCTGGCCCGGTGGGGCGACAACCTGCAGAGCTGGGATGTCGCCCCGCAGCTGGGGCGGCCGCAGTTCAGCACAGTCCGCGCGCGGTGGTACGACATGATCGCCGCACGGTGGGACTTGGCAGAGCGCGCCACCGGTCTCGATGTGCGCGCGCTGCATGCGTTTCGCTTTGCCAAACCGGATGCGATTGAGACCACCCAGCAGACCGACAGCGATGCCGCCACCGCCGCGCGGGACGCGGGCGAAGGCACCGTGACCATCGAGGGCAACACGGCTGCAATCCCCGACGGGCTTTGCATCATCGCGGGCACGCGGCCCGGCGTCGATGGCGCGTACCGGATTGAGGCAGTGACGCACACGCTGACGCGCGCGGGCGGGTTTGTGACGACGCTGGAGCTCAAACAGCCACAGCAGGGCGCGGGTTCTGACGATCGCTAGTGCCGCGCCGACCTGGCGAAACAGACATATGACAAGAAGGCGGAAGCCCATGACAGACAACGATTTGCGATCCGAAATCGCAGCGATACGCAGCACCTTGCGTCATATCGAGGCCGCGCTGACCGACGCCAAAGAGCACCGAAAGGAGACTTCGGCGCTGGTGCAGGACTTCATCACGCGGCTGGTACGTCTGGAAACCGGCGGCGCTGCCCTGAGCGGCCTGCCAAAGCAGGTGCACCAGAACGAGGTCTCCAATATCGCGCAGGAGGCCCGGCACCAAGCCCATCAAGAGGCTACCGAAGCCATGCGCAAGACCGTGTTGGCGGGCTTCGCAATCGCCGGAACCGTGTCGTCGATCATCGGCCTGCTGGCCTCCTGGTTCATGCTGGCCTGACGCGGCGCTGAGCACACGGCGCCTACCACATCCCCCTGAAACCTGAACTTTGCATACCGCGCGCGCTTGCGTGCGGCTTTGCGCATGGAGATCGCTATGACCCCTTTTGATATCGCCAAGACCTATATCGGGACCGTCGAGGCCCCGGGACCCGAGAATAACCCGGTCGTCATGGAAATGTATGCCTCGGTCGGCCATGACTGGGTCGAGCATGACTCTGTGGCCTGGTGCGCCGCTTTTGTCGGCCACTGCCTTGAGAAAGCGGGCCTGCGCTCCACCCGCAAGCTGACAGCGCGATCTTATCTGAATTGGGGCGTCCCGGTAGCGGTGCACGATGCGCAGCCGGGCGACATTGGCGTGATCCCGCGCGGCAGTTCCAGCTGGCAGGGGCATGTCTTCTTCATCGACCGCATCGAGGGCGCCTGGGTCTGGGGGCTCGGTGGCAACCAGTCCGATGCGGTGAATATCAAACGCTATCCGGTCTCCAAGCTGCTTGGGGTGCGTCGGGCGGGGAACGTGGCCCCGGCTGTCACCCTGTCCGTTCGCGATGTGCAAACGCGCCTGCGCGGGCTGGGCTATCACGAAGTGGGCAAAGCCGATGGCATCACGGGGCCGCGCACGCGCGCCGCAATCCTGGCGTTTCGGGATGATAACAGTCTGCCGCTGGTGCCGATCATCGATGTGGCGCTGACCGATGCCCTTGAGCGCGCTGAGCCGCGAGGGATTGCGCCTGAACGGGCCGATGGCATCCCGGTCAAAAGCCGCATTGTCACTGCGGCCAACGCTCAGATCGGGCTCGGAACGCTTGGGGCGATCGGCACTGTCGGTGCGCAAATAGGTGCGCAGATCGCTCCGGCTGTGACTGAGGCAGAAGGAGCCCGGGCGCTGGCCGATCGGGTGTTTGGCATCCTTGGGCTGGAGGGCTGGCTTTCGGCAACCCTGCCGTGGGTTGGTGCTGCCGTGTTCATCGGGGTCATCATTTACGCCGTGAAGGCGCGCAGCGCCCGGATTGAAGACCACCGCATCGGGAAAACGCCGTGATGGGCGGGTTCATCACAACGGCGCTTTCAGGGCTTGGCCGACGCGCCGCTCTCTGGGGCGCGTT